ATGAAGCAATCACCCCTATATCCCCTTTTGTTGTCCGCGGTGGCGGATTCGCTCCGCCGGCCTTTCCCGGAGATCCGGCTTCTGCCCGACGGTGCGTTCGCTGCGCGCGACGGCAGGCCCGGCACGCTCACGGGAGGAAACCTCAACGCATGGAACCTCTCCTCTTCGGGCGCGGAACGTGTGCTCGACCAATGGCGGCGGCGCGAGACGCCTCTGGTCATCGACTATGAGCACCAGAGCCTCAATGCCCGCCACAACGGACAGCCCGCTCCTGCCGCAGGCTGGATCGAATCGCTCCGGTACGAGCCGGGGCAGGGGCTGTTCGCGTCGATCCTGTGGACGGAAGGCGCCAAGGCTTTCATCGAACAGGACGAATACCGTTTCATTTCCCCGGTGTTCTCCTTCAACCCCCAAAACGGCGACGTACTGGAACTGAAAGGCGCGGCCCTGACCAATGTTCCCGCGCTTGACGGGCTTGGCGCCGTCGCCGCGACCGAGGATTTCCCCCCATCCGACAACCCTCAACCGGAGACAGCCATGAATGCGCTCAATCGGCTGAAACAGCTGCTCGGCCTGCCTGAAGACGCGGCCGAGGAAACCTTGCAGGCGGAACTGGACAAGCTCGAATCCCTGCTCACGCCCGCGAATCCCGCCGCGTCCGATCCGTCCGCTTTGCCCGGACAGCCGCCTTTTCCCCATCAGGCAGATCCGCTGCCCGGCAACGCCCGGCCCACGCTGTTCGACTTTTTGCAGGCTTGCCATCCTCAGGCGGCCCTGACCTCGCTGGTACGCGCCAACACAGCCCTGCGCGATCAGCTTTCAGTGGCGCTCAGCGTCACGCATGGCGATCGCGTGGTCCGGAGCGTCGAAGCCGCCGTGGCCGACGGGCGCTTGAGCCGTGGGCTTGTCGGCTGGGCCACCGCGCTGGGACGTCAGAATCCGGACGCGCTGGAAACCTATCTCGCCGCCGTTGCGCCCATTGCCGCGCTCTCGTCATTCCAGAGCGCGGGCAGCCGTCCCGTGCTGTCGGCTCCCGCCGCGTCCCCGCTCTCCGATGAGGAGCGCTTCGTCTGTGCCCAGCTCGGTCTGAGCGAGGCCGAGTATCTCGCTGTGCGCGGGTAGGGGGAGATGGGGAGGGAAGACTGGGGAGGGAAGGAGGAACCTTTCTGGAGAAAGGCTTCCAGCTCTGCTATCGATGCCCGTAAGACTCGAAGACTCGTCAACGGTCACAGGCCCCTGCGGGGCCGCCATCCGGTCGCCCTCCCCTCCCCAGACCCCACCCCTCCGCCTCCCAAGACTTTCGTAAGGGTCGGCGTCGGTACGGGCGGCTTGGAAAGCCGTTTCTTTCGCGTCCGTCCCCCGGTTTGGAAAAAAGTGAAAAGGCAGGGATTCCCTCCGCGTCATCTTACCATCGGCAAACGCTTTTTTGGGGGATGCGGGGAGGGAATCAGGGGGAGAGGAAACGGTGTTTTCCTTCGGAAGAGGCCCTTTTCCCCTCCTCAGAACCATTCTTTATCATGAGGATATATCAATGGCAGTAGTGACGAGTTCCCTTGTGTCGGCCCTGCGTGTGGGCTTCCAGCGTGAGTTTCAGGATGCGCTTTCGTCTGCGCCGTCCCAGTGGGACAGGCTGTCCACCCGTGTGCCGAGCAGCTCGGCGAGCAACACCTATGGCTGGATCGGCCAGTTTCCCAAACTCCGCGAATGGTCCGGCGACCGCTCCTTCAAGAACATCAAGGAGCACGGCTATTCGGTGATGAACAATCTCTATGAGGCCACCGTGGATATCCCCCGCACGGCCGTGGAGGACGACGACATCGGCGTGTATGCCCCGCTGTTCCGCGAAATGGGCTATGCCGCCGGGACGCATCCCGACGAGATCGTGTTCGGCCTCCTCAAGAACGGCATGTCCGGCACATGCTATGACGGCAAGGCGTTCTTTGCCGTGGATCATCCCGTGTACCCGAACGCGGACGGCTCCGGCGACGCTGAAACCGTCTCCAACTGGCTGCGCCCCGCCGCCGTGGACGGAACGGTCACCGACGGGACGCCGTGGTTCGTGCTGGATGTCTCCCGCCCGCTGCGCCCGTTCATCTTTCAGGAGCGCACCGCCCCGGAATTGCAGGTCATCACCAATCCGGACAACGACTATGTCTTCATGAAGGACAAGATTCCCTACGGCATCCGTTATCGCTGCAACGGCGGGTACGGCTTCTGGCAGCAGGGCGTGTGCAGCACGCAGGAGCTGAACGCCGCCAATTTCGCCGCCGCCCTTGAAGCCATGCAGAGCTTCCGTGCCGACGGCGGGCGTCCCCTTGGCCTCGGTTTCGGGGGCGAGGCCGGGACGATGCTGGTCGTTCCCCCGTCCCTCCAGTCCGCCGCCCGCCGCGTCGTTTCCGCCGAACAGGACCCCGACGGCGGCAGCAACATCTGGTACCGCGCCGCGACGCTGCTGGTCAGCCACTGGCTGATTTAGTGGAATTTGGAAGAGCGGGAAGGGCTTTTTTGTGAAAGCGTTCTTCTCTGGACTCCCCCGAACGGCGTCAGCAGGAGGAGAGGCGGGGGAGTCCGCCTCAGCCGAAAAAGAATGGGCGGATTGCCGCCGGAGGCATTTCTGTATGGCATACGCCACGCTTGATCAGCTTGTGAGCCTGTTCGGGGCGGACGAAATCCGCACGCTTTCGGACAGGCAGGGCACGGGCGAACTCGACGAAACGGTCATTTCCGACGCGCTGGAGCGGGCATCCTCGGAAGTGGACAGCTATCTCGCGGATCGCTATGCGACGCCGCTTTCGGACTCAGCTCCTATTCCGCCCGTGGTGGTGTCGATCACTGGGGACATCGCCCGGTACCGGCTCACCGGGGGCGACATCCGCGACACCGATCCCATCCGCGAGCGCTATACCAAGGCGCTCAACTGGTTGCGCGACGTTGCGGACGGCAAGGCGGGCATTCCCGGCCTGCCGCCTGCGGGAACGGAAACGCCGGGGGCCGTGTTGCTCGAACCGGGTACCCGCCCGTGGGATGGGGTGACGCCGTGAGCCGCACGCCGATGGAGGTTGAGGATGCGATCCTCGAACGGCTCCAGCCGCTCAGGGAAACGCCGGGCGCGAAGACCGTAGCGGCGTTTCAGGGGCAGCCGGACAAGGGTACATGGGCCCGGCTGCGGCGCGGGTTTCCGGCGGTACTGGTTCTGTACGCGGGTTCTCCTGTGTTCACGCCTTCGGGCCGCCGCCTTGAGGAGCGCATGGAGTTCGAGGTCTACGTCATGGATAAAAGTTACCGTTCGGCAGCAAACGGTCAAAAGCCGGAGCCGGGGCACCCCGGAACCTATGCGCTGCTTGCCGCGGCGCGGGAACGGCTCCTCGGCGTGCCGCCTCTTCCGGGTATGGGGCCGTGCCTGCCGTCCGCTGTCCAAGGGTTCGTTCTGGATGGGGCCAGCGTCTACCGCATGACCGTTTCGACCGTACACAATATTGCACTGTAAGGATTGGATATGACTGCAAGTCCGCAGACAAGGAATTACCTTTACGGCAAGGGCGAGCTGTTTTTCCGCGCCGCGGGGAGCGAGGGATATGATCATCTCGGCAACGCCCCGGCCTTCACCATCAGCCTGACCGAAGAAAAGCTGGAGCATTTCAGCTCGATGAGCGGCACGAAGACCAAGGATCTCCAGCTGGTCACCCAGAAGGGGGCGACCGTGGCCTTCACGCTGGAGGAATTCACCACCGGAAACATCCTCCGGGCCTTCAAGGGCGCGGCGGTGGCGAAGCAGATGCAGGCCGCCGCGACGGTGTCCGGCCAGTCCGTCAGTGCCAACAAGGGCCTGTATACGTTCGTCGGCAAGGAGAAGCTCGGCTTCACGCGTCTGGAGCACGGCACGGTGACCGGGGGGACGTTCGCGCCCGGCTCCTCCGTGGTGGGTTCGACGTCCAGCGCCACGGCGACCGTCGCCTATGTGACGGACGGGGTTTTGGAGTGCGTAAACGTGCGGGGGACTTTTGTGCCCGGCGAGGAGATCGCCGCCTCTGCAATCAAAGCCACGTTGCAGGGCATCGCCCGCGTCGCCGATGTGGTGCTCACGGACAAGGCCAGCGCGCCGACCGTCCGCTACCGTCAGGGCGTCGACTACGATCTCAACGCCCGCACCGGGTTGCTGCGCGTCCGCGAATCCTGCTCCGCCGACACGGTGTTCCTGACCGCCGATTGCGAGTCTTCCGACGAACAGCTTGTTGATGCGCTGACCGCCAGTGACGTCACCGGCGAACTGCTGTTCGTAGGCCAGCCCGATCAGGGGCCGGGGCTTGTCGTGCAGTGCTGGAAGGTGACCCTTTCGCTCGGCGGCGAGGTCGGCCTCATCAGTGAGGAACTGGCCTCCATCCCCATGACCGGCGAAGTGCTCGCCGATGATCTGAACCATCCCGAAAGCCCGTTCTTCCGGGTGCGCTATCTCGGATAACCACAAAACACAGTGCGGAACTGGGGGAAACCTTTCCTGAAGAACGGCGTTCCCTTCTTTTTCCGCTTCATTTCCAAGCGACAGGAACTCACCCCGCGCCGCCTCCCCACCAACCGAAAGTCTTGGGAAGGGAGGGGGCGCGGGGGAGGGAGAACCTTTCTTCAGAAAGGTTTCCCTCCCCCGCATCATTCTTTTCCCATAAGGATACCCAATGCGAAAATCAGCTGAATTCACGATGGAAAACGACAAGGGCACCCTGAGCGTGCGCCTTCAGGAACTGACGGTGCGCGAAGTGCTGGATATGTGCGAGCAGTTCGGCAAGGGCCCGCTGGTCCACGATTTGGAGCGGCTGCTGCCGAGGATGTCCAACCTCACCACCAATGACCTCATGGACATGACGCCCGGCGAGCTTGAGCTGCTGTGGGAGCAGGTCAAGGAGGTCAACGCGGCTTTTTTCAGGATAGCCGGAGCGTTGGGCTTCGGCAGGGTGCTGGAGGCGTTCCGGGCTCAGTTGCGCAGCGATCTGATGGAGGCGGCTCTGAGCGGGAACTCCTCCGCGCGGTGATGCGGCTGGCGGGGGCCGGGCACAGGGACGTATTCGAGTATGGGTGGAGCGCGTTCGTCGAGGCGCTTGAGGCTGAGGCGCAGCGCCGGGACGAACGCATGAAGGACGCCGCCCTTGCCCTGCGCGTGGCGCTGCATACGGACGGGCGGCAGTTCAAAGCCTTTCTGGAAGCATAGGAGCGGGACATGGGACATGGCGGCTATACGCTGGAACTCAGCCTCAGGGATTCGGTTTCCGCGGGGTTGAAGGATATGGGCCGGGCTCTCTCGAATGTGCGGGAACTGGTGGGCTCGCTCCGGGCTGATGTCTCCGCGCTGAACAAGGCGTCGGGGCAGGCCGTTTCCGGGCTGGATCTGGGGAAGCTGGCGGAAGGGGCCGCCGATCAGCTGGAAGGGCTGTCCAGGGGGGCGCTTCAGGAGCTGGATGCGGCATTCCGGGACAGTGGCAAGACGATGGCGGACTACTATGCCGAGCGGCGGCGTCAGGCGGGAGAAACCGCTGACATCGAGCGGGAAAACGCTTCGGAACAGGCCGAGCGGATGGCGCAGGAGCTGGAAGCCCGGAAGGACGCGTATCAGGCCGAGCTGGAAGCTTTTGTGGCGCATGGGCAGAACTGGGCTGAGGAGCGGCAGGCACAGGCGGATCGGGAAGTGTCCATCAAGGCCGAGCAGGCGGATCGCGAGAAGGCGATCGACGCCCAGCGGCTTGAAGGGGCGTTGTCGCTGGCTGGCGGCATGGCGGATGCCATGAAGCAGGTCTACGAGTCCGGCCTTGCCCAGAGCAAGGGCGTGTACCAGCTGTATCAGGCACTGGCCATCGCCGAGGCCACCATCAGCACCTACAAGGCCGCTCAGGCCGCGTACGCGCAGGGCATGGAGTGGGGCGGCCCGGTAGTGGGCGCGATCATGGCCGCTACCGCCGTCGCTGCGGGCATGGCCCGTGTGGCTGCCATCAAGAGCACGCCGCTGAAAGGGTTCGCGTTCGGCGGGCTCATCGGCGGGCAGGATAAAGGCGATCGGGCGGACAACGTGCTGATCCGCGCCACGCCCGGCGAATACATGCTCGATAGGCCCACGGTGCGCCATTACGGGGTATCGGCTTTGGAGGCGCTGCGGCGTCGGAGCGTTCCCCGCGAACTGCTGGAGCCGTTCGCGTCGCCGCGTCTCCCGGCATCGGGAGGCAAGCGCACGGCCTATGCCCTCGGCGGCGAGATCGGAAACGGTTCCCTGACGGAGGGCGGCGGCAAGGCGCCCGGCAATGAGGGGCTGACCGTGATCAACGTTATGGATTTTCAACGTGAATTTGATCGGGCGCTGGCTTCGACGCGGGGGCGGCGCGTGCTCATCAATATTTTGGGCGAGGAAGGGATTGCGTCCTGACGCCCTGTGCGGGCCGTGTGCCTGAGGAGGAAAGCAATGGCATTCAGCGGCAAGATAACGGCGGCCAACCATGCCGACCTTTTGGCCAAAGTGACGAGCTTCATCACGGGCGATCCGGGCACGTCGGGCCGCGACTGGACGGTGGCGCGTCAGGATTCGCTGACGTGGGGCCCGGCGACGGTCTTCCGCAATACCGGGCTGTCCGGTTCGGAAGAGGTGTACGTGGGGCTTTGCGCCGCCACGTATACCGACAGCGTGAAGGGCGGGCTTGTCTGCAAGGTCTACAAGGCCTTTGACAGCGCGCCGGGCGGAACGGGGTTTCTGGATACGGCCTACGGCAACGGGACGGGGCAGAACGGGACCCATGCCTTCCTGCCTTGCTGGAATGCCGCCATGAACGTCTGGATCTGGAGCAACAAGGCGCGCGTCGTGATCGTGGCCGAGTGCAACGGGGTATACGCCAACGCCTATTTAGGGCAGCTCCGGCGTTTTTCGCTGCCGAGCGAGAACCCTTGGCCTTTGGCCTGCCTGACGGACGGCTACACGAACCTGTGGCAATACACGACATGGCACGACGCCATCACGAGCACGGGCTCGCGCGACGCGGATCTGCACAGGCGGAATCTGGCATTCGTACGGCGGGGCTCTTTCCCCTTGGCAACGACCTTTTCCTATTATCACGCCTGTCATCAGATTTGCAGGCCGGACGGCGTATGGACCTCGCACTTCGCCATTTGCCCCACGACCAGCCTGCTGAGCTCGTCGAGCGGCTATGAGACGGACATGAAGATAGACACGCAGGGGACGGGGATCGTGTTCCCGGAAGGGACGCCGCGCCTGCTCCTGCCCATGTACGTCATCCAGCTTGAGAATACGGGCGACTACACCGGGGCGTCGGCCATAGGCGAGATGTACGGGGTGCGCTGGGCTCCCGACTCGCTGGCCGGCATTGAAAGCGATGTGGACGGCTACACCCTCTTCCCCGACGTCAACCGGGTGGAGTGGCATAGCTTTATGGCCATAGGAGATGAATGATGGCGCAGCCCTGCAAGGTTTTCAGCTACACGAACGTAGGGACGGAGAAAGGCGTGCTCGCCAACATCGCCAGTGCCGCCCAGGCCGGGGGATGGACGGTGGACAAAAACGCCGTGGACGCCGACGGCGAACTGTACCTGCACAGTGCGGGCGGCGGGAACCGGCGGCTCTTTTTTTCGCTGCGGCTCTTGCAGGCGCACGACAACGCGGAGCGCTTTCTGCTGGCCGTGCACGGCAATACGGGGTTCGACGCTTCCGCGGCATGGGACGCGCAGCCGGGCCGGTTCACCGAAAGGCTGGCGCACGGCTACTGCTCGCGGACGACCGGGAAACCCATCTGGCTCAGGACTCCGGGGAAATACAGCATCACGTCCACGGGCTGGTGGATCCTGCCGCCGGTCGCCGAACAGATCGTGCTGGTCTGCCCGACGTTCGTCATGACGGCAATGCGGGTGGTCTACACGTTTTCCGACGGGGCCAATACGCCGTATTCGGGCTGGGTGCCTCTGATGTTCGGAGCGGCGGACGGCTTCGATGCCGAGACGGAACTCAACATGGTGCTGTGGTCGGCGTGGAGCGCGAACAGCGCGATGGGGCTCATGCTTTCCGCGCTGTACGTGGCCCAGCGGGACGTCAACAACGAGTATTATTTTTGCAACAACAACTACGGCAACGTGGGGCTGCTCTGGAAGGGGGACAATGTCGAGAAATTCCCGCCCGAGGGGACCTACGGCTACAGGACGAGCCCGCTTGCGTCCAGCGTGGTCCGCACCAGCGTCACCGTGCGCAATGTCATCGGGCAGGTGAACACAGACTACTGCCTGACAGGGACCGTCAACGTGGGCGGGAAAACCATAAACTATACGCATAAGGGCGGGGTCTGCGCATCGGTCCCCCAGTACAACGCGGCGCTCCTCCAGAACAGCGGGACGCTCCGGCACATGCTGATCAAACCGCTGCTGTATGTCTGCAACGGCGCGGACGTGCGCCTCGCGGGCGAGCTCCCGTATTGGGCGGTCAACCTGCACGGGCTCAAGCCCAAGGATCGCATCAGCATCGGGAGCCGGCTGTTCATGGTCCTGCCCGACATCTCGGACTCGGATGCGATCGGCCTCGCCGTTGAGGTGGAAGCATGATTTTCGAGGTGCTGTGGCCGCGCGCGGGCGGCGTCCCGGAGTGCTCGTACAGCGTCCCCGGCACGCCGGGCGCGTGGATCGGCGACGCCCCGCACCGGGGGGACGAAGTGCGGCACGAGGCCACACCGCTCCCCCGGCCCTCGGGGTACAGCATGGCCGAGAGCGTTGCGGACCTCATTTACGGGCAGATCCATCTGTATCCCTCGGAAGTCCATCTGGGGCTGCTCTCGGGGATGGAGGCGCTCGACGTGGTGCTCTGGAACGCGACGTTCGCCCCCGTGCAGCTCGTCGGCGTCAACAGCGCATCGTCCGCGGGCACGACGCTTTCGGGGTTCCGTCCGGGGGTGCTGCCGCCTACCGGCGCGCTCAAGGGCCTTCTCACCGTGTTGTCTTCCGGCCCGGCGCAGCAGGATACGACGTATACGTTCGTTACCGGCATCGGGGAGCGGAGCCTGACGATCACGGCGTCGCGCGTGCTTCTGTTTCCGTTCTGGCCCGATTGGTCGGATGGGTTGGAGATCGATTACGCGTTCGACACCGTGCTGACGCGGGGCGAGAACGGCGACGAGCAACGCCGCCCGTTGGCGAAGCGTCCCCTGCGGACGCTCCGGGCCACGATCTGGGGCGACGGCGTGAACGGGCAGCGGCTCCACCATCTTGTCCAGCACGGGAAAGATCGCGTGTTCGGCGTCCCTTTGTGGCAGGAGGCGCTGGACGTGACGGACATCGATGCCACCCGACAGGTGCTCATGCTTGGGAGGGATTTCAGCGACTGCTGGAATCTGACGCGGCTGTGCGATTTGATCATGCTGCATGAGCGCCGGAGCGGTACATTCATGGCTTGCTCCCTGCTTTCAAGGGATACTGCGGGCCGGACGCTTTCCGTGACCGCGCCGGTTTCCGATGCGTTCGCGGGGGGCGCCACGCGGCTGGTCCCGCTGTTTACGGGCATCCTGACGAGCGCGGAGCCAGCCGTGGTTTCCGACGGGATGGAAACGTGGTCGGTTGAATTCCGCGAACTGGCGGGCTCGCAGCCTGCGCTGGGGGCGTTGCCCAACGCTCCTTCCGGGACAGGCACATACCTCTGGCCGCACCGTCCCGACTGGTCGGGCGACGGCGTCGGCGGCACATCGTCCCTGCTGCGTACGCTGCGTACCGTGCGCGGCGGCGTGATGGAGCTGGGCGTCCGGAGGGATGTGGCCCCGTCGACGCACCGCCAGAAGTACCTGTTGCGGGAGCCGGAACTCGCCGACCTGCTGGATCGGGCCACAGCCCTGCGGGGGCGTTGGAAAGCGCTATTGGTGCGCGATCCGCGTCAATACTTCACCCTGACCCGCGGGTCCACGGCGGACAAGGCGATCCTGTACGTGCGGGACAACGGAGCGAAGGACGGTTTCATCCCCAACCAGCGGCTATGGATCGCCTTGCCGGGCGGTGATGTCCTGCTCCGCCGTCTCGTGGCCGTGGAAACCGCGAATGTGGGGGAACTGGCGCTGCATCTCAGTTCCGAACTCGGCGTGACCGTGCCCCCGGCCTCTCGGGTGGGCCGGGACTACTTCGCCCGTTTGGACACGGACTGCGTGGCCATCCGGCACGAATCCGCCGGGGTTTCCCGGTGTGAGTTGTCGTTTTGCACCATACCGGAGGAAAGCTGATGCGCACCGTATTGCCCCAGATTGTGGAACTCTATGAAATCATAGCCGATACCATACATATGCTCACGACCTCGCGGGAGCCCGTCCTGTGGCGCGGTGCGGAATGGACGCCCGCCGCCATCGAACGCGGCGAACTACGGGGCAGCGTGGACGGCAAAGCCGCCACGGTGACGCTGACGGCGTGCATGGACACGCTGCTCACCCGGTATCTGGCTTCACTGCCCATTCTGCCGACGCGGGTGAACATTTATGAGCACGAGCCCGAGAGCGGGGACACGGTGCAGGTTTTCGGCGGCGTGGTGCTGGAAGTGATCCCGGGGGCGGACGCCACGCAGGTTTCGGTCAACTGCCTTTCGTCAAGCTGCATCCTCGATGCCATGCTGCCCCGCATGATCTACTCGGGGCAGTGCCAGTTCGTGCTGTTCGATTCCGGGTGCGGGCTGGCGGCGCAGTCGTGGGGCGTGACGGCGTCCGTGTCCGTGGACGGGTATCTGCTGACGTCGCCGTCCTTCGCCACGTACCCCGATGGGTATTTCACGCGCGGGTATGCGGCGGCGGGAGGGGATTTCCGGTTCATCGTCGCGCATGGCGGCGACACGATCACGCTTCAGCTGCCCTTCGATTCCCGGGTGGGCAACGGAGGGACCGTCACGGCATACCCCGGATGCGACGGCTCGCCCGCCACTTGCCGGGACCGTTTCGGCAATTCCGCCCGTTTCGGCGGCTGCGCCTCCATCCCGAGCCGGAACCCCGCCGTCTGGGGATTCAAATAGGAAGCCGAAGGGGGCCCTGCAAAGGAAGGCGCCTCTTTTCCGTTTCCAAAGGAAGGACCGTTATGCACTATTTCGACAACGAGGCCGCGTGGGAAGCCTTCCGCGCGGAGGCAGAGTCATGGCTCGGGACCCCCTACAGGCATTTGCAGCGGTGCAAGGGGCGCGGTGCGGACTGCACGCTGTTCGTCGGGCAGGCGCTGCTGGATGCCGGGCTGCTGACCCGTCTGGAGTACGACTACTATCCCCGTGACTGGCACGAGCATACGCGGGAAGAATACGTGCTGGAGGCCAGCCACCGGCATATGCGCGACTACTTGCGTCCGGGGTTGGAGATGGCTTCCCTTCCTGTGGGTGCGCCGCTCCTGCGGGGCGACTGGCTGGCGTTTTCCACCACGGAGCGCCGCGTGACCAACCATTGCGGTCTGGTCTGGCCCTGCGCCGACGGCGGGTTTCAGATGCTGCACGCCATCAACGACCGGGGCGTATCGTTTACGCCGCTCGGGAACTGGTGGCTGCGGCGCATGACCCGGCACTTCCGCATCGTCATTGCCGAAACGGAGGTGGCCGCATGGGCGTAGGGCTTATCATCGCCGCCGTGACCATCGGGGCGACCGTGGCGACGACGCTGTTCGCCAAGGGGCCGCGCTCCACGAAGGGGGCGGACATGGCCCCGGCCAATCTCGACGCCTTCCGTCTGACCACGGCTGAGGAAGGTACGGTCATCCCCCGCGTGTTCGGCACCGTCAGGCTGCCGGGAAACCTGCTGTACTACGGCAACCTTTCCAGCGAGCCGGAGTATGAGGAAACGACCGTGGGCGGCAAGGGCGGCAAAAAGAAAAAGCAGAAGGTGCTGCAAGGCTACCACTACCGCATGGACGTGTGGCAGGGCATCGGCATGGGGCCGCTGGAACTTGTCGGCGTGTATCAGGACGACCGGCTGCTTACGGAGCAGGGCGGGGCCATCTCGTGTGCCGAGCAGGTCTGGAACAACGGCACGGGCGCGTTTTATCCCGCGCAGGCCGGGCCGTACGCCAGCCGCCTCCCGGGAGTGTCCCATATCTGGCTCCGGCAGTTTTATCTGGGCTTCAACGTATCCATGATGCCGACGCTGCATTACGTGGTGCGGTTCTGCGGGGATATCCCGCTGGAACACGCCATCCTGTCCAACGGCGTGAATCCGGCGGCGATCATCCTTCAGCTGCTCCTTGATGCCGGGGCTTCGTGGTCTTCCATCGACAAGCCGAGCTTTTCCGCCGCCGCGTCGTTCTGGGCACAGAAGGGCTATGGCCTGAACATCGTGTTCTCGCGTCAGAAACCCGTACGCGATCACATTATGCAGGTACTCGGGGCGGTGGGCGGCTGGCTCATCGAGCGGGCTGACGGGACGCTGTCCCTGCGGGCTCCGGATCCGGATGTGGCGCCTTCGGCGACGCTCGGGGAAGGCGACTTTCTGGAGGGTTCCTTTTCCTTCAAACGGGCGGCGTGGGATACGACGTGGAACGATCTTTCCGGCAAGTTCACCGACGCGGCGCAGGACTATTCCGAGCGTGCCGTGACCGCCAACAACGCGGCCTCCATCCAGCTCCTCGGGCTGCGGCGCAAAAAGAGCGTGGATCTGACAGCCTTCACCGACCGCAGCGCGGCGCAGCGGCGCATCGAGGAACTGCGGGATGTGGAATCCTACCCGGCGGCTTCGTTCTCGTTTGACGTGTCGCGTGACTATGCCCATATCGAGCAGGGGCAGATCCTCGAGATCACGCACTCGCGTTTCGGCCTTTCCGGGGTACGGGTGCGCGTGCTGGAAGTCGTACGCGGGAACCTGTCCGAGAACCGCATTTCGATTCAGGCCAAGCAGGTTGTGGAACGGCTGTCCGGGACGTTCGTTCCTCCGGGGGAACCCCTGCCCGATCCGATGGCTCCTCCGACCGTCGTGTACCCGCCGGTCACCGGCATCCCGCCGTGGTCGGCTCCGGACCTCTCGCCGGTTCCCTTGCGGCACGCGCGGCTTTTCGAACTGCCGCGAAACCCGGAAACCGGCTCCGAGCCCGTGGTCCTCGTGCTGGCGGCGCGGGAGCTGCTTTCCGAGGAAGGGGTGCTGGTGGAGCGTTCCGCCACGAATGCCGACTACAGCCCCGTTGGGCTGCTTTCGGCTCCGTGGGCGCAATACGGGACCCTCGCCGAGGCGTATCCGGCGAGTACGCTTGCCGTGGACGACACGCAGGGGCTGCTGTACCGGCCCTATAAGGAAGATCCGTCCTTCGGCCCGGTCAGCCGGACGGATCTGTTCGGGGCGCGGCGCATGGCGCTCGTCGGAGACGAATTGATGCTTTTCCAGACGGTCGTGCTTGAGGGCTCCGAGACGACGCGGCTCTCCGGCGTGGTGCGGGGGTACATGAATACGCCCGTCCAGGCGCACGCGTCGGGAGCGGCGATATGGGTATTCCGGAATCCGGGTGAGGGAAACACGGTGCAGGGACTGCCCATAGGCACGCACAACATCAAACTGCGGCCCGTCTCGGGAGATGAGGTGCTCGGAGCGGATCGGGTGGATCGCCTGTCTCTCGCCGTGACCGGAAAGGCGATGGTCCCGTGGCCCGTCGCCGGGCTGCGGGCGGTACGCACGGGGGATTCCGTCGCCGTAAGCTGGAGCCCGGTGGACGTCGCTTTCGGCGGGGCCGGGACGCGCACCGAGAACGAGAATGAGCCGGTGCCCGCCGGATTCTCCGGGGATTTCGTCCTCACGGCGGCGGGTACGGAGCATGTGGTCAACGGCACGTCCATCACCCTTACGCGCTCGGGACGCTTCGCGCTGTCCGTGACGGCGCGGCAGCTCGGGTATGTTTCCCCGGCGGCATACGTCACCGTGGAATCGCAGGACGGGGAATACGTGGCCTGA